AAACTTCTTTCATGTTGTGCCATTAGTCCCATAGAAACCTGTGCTATATTACCGTCACTTGCAGTTCCAGCCCTATCCATATATAAGCATTTTTTCACATAATCTACAATAGCAGAATGAAATAAATTATCTACATCTGGAGTATCTGTAATTGCAGTTACTCTTTTAGGATTTCCATAGTAATGTATTAAAAGACCATTGACAATATTATGATCTATCGCAGTGTAAGATTTTCTAGCTGTTCTCGTTTCACTTTCTGAATCGTAGTTTGTAATAATACCCATGTGATCACCACGAATAAAATAATTAATACTAGCTTCAGGATACTTTATATTACCTACTAATTGACCAGTACCTTGAGTGGTTGTAGATATTGTGAAATTTGTATTATTATCAGATGCATCTGTTACACTACCTCTATTTGCATTTGTTACCGTAACTTCATTACTGGAAACTGATGCTGAAAAATTAGATAAATCATCTAATGCAGTTTTTAACAATGTTGCAACACCTGTAGCTATAAGATTTGTACTTATAGTTAATTTAATACCAGTTTTTCCAGATATAGAGGGATCTGATTCTGATTGACCTGTAATGTGAATCCAAACATAATACTCAACTGTTTTATATCCAACATCCGTAGTTGTGTCTGTTTGTATAGCATTTATAAAAAAATATTTACCATTTAATGAATTACTCTCATCAGGTCTACATACTATTTTTGTTACTTCTTGTGCTAAAGCCATTATTCTGGTACGTTTATTGCACTTTCAGATGCAATGTCAAATTGTAAAGGTTCACCATCTAATACTCTAGGTATTCTTATATAATCACCTGCATCATCAAGAATGTCTACTCTATAAACTTTATTAACTCCTAGTTTTTCATTAGAAGAATCAGAATCACTATCACCAATACCATAAAACATCTTACCCGATTCTAGATCTATCTTAGCAGATATAGACTTTTGAGAGTATTGACCAAGCTCATTAATAGCATCATTAATAAGTGACATAATATATGCTTCAGGTGCATCTGGAAAGACCTGTCTAACTCTACTTATAATTTGCTTTACCGTTAATGTATGTATTGAATGTGACATATTACCTCACTAACTGTGCTAAACCTTTATCATAATCAGCTTGTAATTTAGCTTGTTGTTTTTCCATAGATATTATTTCACTTAAGTATGAATTACCAGCATTTATATGAGAAGATGCTAATTCTATATCTTCATTTGTATTTGAAGAAACTGCACTATCAAATTGAGTATTGGACAAAGCTCTTGTTGTTTCAATAGCATTTTGCAATGCCTTTATGGATGCATATAATGGAACTAAATATTCTCCATCATCTGGAAATTTTGCAATAGCAGAATCTCCAAAAGCTACCGCTGGATAATTTAATGTTTGAACAATTCCACTTTGAGCATTTGTAGGAGTAGGAATAATATTTAATACATTATCTCTTATAAAAAATACAGGGTCTGTTACTGTTGCAAATGCCATATCAGATGAGTCTTTAACTCTACCTTCTAATTGATGTGCTATTTCTCTGCAAGGCTGATTAATAGTATCATCATTTCTAACAACACCAAATACTTCAGAACCTCCTAAAGTTAAAGTTGGACTATCACCATTTAATGCATTAGATGTAGTAAATAATCTTTGCCTGTTTCTTGGTAGTGAATTTAAAACTTCTTTAGCACCATCTGTTAAAAACTGTGTTAATTCAGTTTGTGTAGGTGCACTACTACCATCAATAGATAGACCAGTTAAACCCTCTACTTGTGCTTCAAATGTTGCCATGAAGTCTTTCTCTCATCTCTTTTGCATTTTGATCAATGCTTTGTGCGGATATTTCTACATCTGTACGTTTACCCATATTAGACATCATATACATATTTGTAGTAAATATGCTTTTTGAAGCTTTCTTACCGCACTTCTTACAATAAAACCACCCTTCTTTATTAGGATGATTACAATGTATACATTTCTTTTTCATAATTAATTCTTTCATAGTTTTGGGGAGGAACTTTTATTGAACCTCCCCACAGTACTATAGACTGTTATCCTTATGTATTCGGATTAGTTATTACCTAGCTCTATATACTCAATAATATAGCACATAGTTCCAGCAGTAAAAGCACCAGTTGAAGCTACAGTTCTAAAATGAACGTCTGTATCCGCAGATCTGTAAGATGCCGCTAGTGTTCCTAAAATAGCTGTACCGCCTAAAGCCGCAGTTAGAACATCATCAGTAGATGAACCAATTCCAGCCGCAACGGATGTTCCGCTAGCTTCGAGACAATCTGCATCAAGAGTACCAGTAAACTGTGTACCTCCAGCCGCTGTACCAACACTAACTCCAACTGTAGCAGTAGCGTGAGCTAAAGCAGTATGAACCACAGCAGTCAACTTAGTAATAATTGAATTAGCTGGAACTGACATAGCTCCAGAATCAATATTAGCTGAAGATGCCGTAAAAGGAACAAGCTTAGATTCTATTTTTATTAAACCCTTACTAGGTGGTAGTGCAAAACTACCGCTGTTTGCATTTAATACATCACTTCTCATCTTATACTCCTTCTAGGTTGTATAATGCGTGAGACTCAGCTAGAGTAACTTCTAGACCTGCTTCAGTTAAGATCATGTCTTTTCTTAGATCTTCATCAGCAGACTGTACGTTAGTCATTACTTGTGTATCACGATTTATACCATTACCAATTAAAGGTCTATAAGCTAGTTGACTCATATCAGCCATTAGCATAAAGCCAGAAGCTTGACCTCTAAATAGAGGCTCTTTAACTAGGTTTAGTCTTCCATGAATAGTATCAATAACCATAATGCTATGACCGAAAGCACCTTGTCTTTCAGACATGTTATAACGCATTGGAGATTGGTTTGGTACATCATCGTTAGCCAAGGCTTCGTTAGCATTGTAAGCTAAAGAACTACTTAAGAAGGCATCTTTACCCATTTTGTTAAAGAATGTAATTACTGGTAATGAGCAAAGCACTAGCTTATCAGAAGCACCACCACGAGCCGGATCAAAAATTACTTCAAGATCACTAAGTAATCTATCATAAGTCAGCTCAGACTGTGCTACGCTTCTATGATAAGCACTTCCAGAAGAGTAACTAAAAGCACTGTCATTTACAACAGGGCTTACATTTTTTACAATGTGACCAACTAGACCTTCAGTGTACTGAATACCACCAACACGAGCTTTTTGACCGAAGAGCATAGCTCTTTCAATGTCAATCTTATGCTCCCTGAGCTTAGTAGCCCAGATACGACTCCACTCATCGGGATAACCACGATAGCGTGTAGCGTATGCTGTGTTTGTCATTTCAGCCGCTGTTTTAAAGATCTGAGTATAGCCAAATCCATCTTCAATTTCACTTGAAAAAACATCTGGAGAACCAGAACCTTCTTCGTATGAAGTTCCAATAATTTGTGCTACGTCATTGTCTCCAATGCTGTTACTTCCAGAAACTGCTGATACATCGATCACCTTTCCTGAAAAAACAGAATCACTTGCATTGTGCGAAATTGCACCATCCACTCTTACCAATGCTTGACCATATCCATTAGTATCATCAACTGTTGCTACAGAAAAAACCATTCCCTTAACTAAATATTCAACAGCCGCACCGCCAGCAGTGTCTACAGTAAATGAATACGAAGAACCTGCGGCAACAGTGCCAACTGCACCTTTAATTAGAAAAGAACGATCTGTAAAGCTGATTTTATTCCTATTTTCTAGGTAACGGAACACTGGGTCATCAGTAGGTGCTTTAGATACCCTATTTAGATAGACGAAAAATGGTGACTCTTCAGGAGTCAATTCGGCAACTCTGTCACCGAAATTAAAAATTCGTCTTCTATCGGGTCTTTGCCCTACACTAGCATCAGAAGTAGTAGCTGTAATATCGCTGGACTTTAAAGATCCAGTATTATATGATATTGCCATTTATATACCTCTTAGTATGTGTTGTTATTATGGTAAAGCCGCTCCAGCACCTGTTCCCATGATGTTATCAAATACTTTGTCCGAATCAGTCTTTGGAGACTGAGGAGCTTGTCCTTGAAGTACACCAGCAGTTCTGGGTGCTTGTTTAGCCGCATTTACCGCTTCCATTGTATCGTTGTTCGCAACAGAAGTACCGTTCTGCATCTGCCAGAGCTTTACTAAGTTATTTAAACCTACTCGCTCCTTTGGTTGGGTAGTGAACTGCAAGAAGTCTTGGATGTCATTATCTGACAACTTATATGTTCCTCGTAATTCATTTACCGTATTTTGCATTTGCA